ATGGAAAGCATTCAATAGAAGCATGGGGATATAGATTAGGACTTCGTAAAGATGATTTTAAAGAACACAATACTTTTGATGTTTGGACAAAAGATATGCAGGATTATTGTGAAAGAGATGTTGAAGTAACATTCTTATTATACAAATTAATTTCAGAAGAAAAATATTCTGTTGATGCTCTTTTATTAGAACACAAGTTTGCTCATTGGATAATTAAAATGGAGCAAGGTGGTGTAGATTTTGATGAGACGACTGCTCAGTCGCTATACACAATCCTTACTAAGAGAAGACTAGAGTTAGAAAATAAACTTTCTCTAGTCTTCGGAAGTTGGAAAAAATCTTTAGGATTTAAAACATATAAAAGAGATAATAAGAAAAGAGGAATTAAAGCAGGTGTTCCTGTTGAACAATTTAAAACAGAAGTCTTTAATCCAAATTCTAGAGACCACATTGCAAACAGATTACAAACTTTAGGGTGGAAACCTAAAACATTTACTGCAACAGGGAAACCTGAAGTAAATGAAAAGGTATTAAAGTCATTACCATATCCTGAAGCAAAATTAATTACAGAACACTTAATGATACAAAAAAGACTTGGTCAGTTATCAGATGGAGACCAAGCATATTTAAAATTAAACAAAAAAGGAAAAATTTATGGAAAAGTTATCACAAATGGAGCAGTTACAGGCAGGTGTACGCACCACTCTCCAAATTTGGCACAAGTCGTTTCGAAGGGTTCAGAATATGGTTCTGAAATGCGTAGCCTTTTTATTGCTCCTACCGATATGGTTATGCTTGGTATTGATTTTAGCGGTCTCGAGCTTCGTGTACTTTCACATTACCTTCATAATTACGACAGTGGGGATTTTAAGAAGTCATTACTTGAAGATGATATACATGCCAAAAATCAAAAACTTCTTGGACTGGAAAGTCGTGATAAAGCTAAAACTTTTATTTATGCTTACATTTACTCTGCAGGAAATGAACGCTTGTCAGAGATACTTGGTGTCACTGTTACAGAAGCCAAAAGAATAAGAGAAAAATTTGAGAAAGCAATTCCTGCATTAAAGAATTTAAAAAATGCAGTAGCAGTTAAATATAGAAATCAAAAATGGATTTATGGTTTAGATAAAAGAAAATTAATGTGTAGAGCAGAATATTCTTCTTTAAATACATTAATACAAAGTGCAGGAGCTTTATTAGTTAAAGCAGGAACAATTTTATTAAATCAAGAACTAACTTCAGCAGGTTTAGTTTGGGGTAAAGATTATCGAATGGTGCTTCACGTGCATGATGAAATGCAGTTTGTAGTTCATAAAGATAAAGTAAATAGATTTAAAAAGTTAGCACCCATAGTTTTTGAGAAGACCCAAGAATTTTTTAATTTCAAATGTCCATTGGCAGGAGAAATAAAAACTGGACAGAATTGGAGTGAGACACACTAAAGCGAGACCTAACTTTGACTTGGATTTAAAATTCGGTCAAGACAAGGAAAACGAACTTCAAGAAATACTTCATAATGAACCTTTAGAATGCAAATGCGATAGGCTTTGTATTAAGACTGGTAATGTATTTGTAGAATTTGAAGATAGAGGTAAACCATCAGGTATTAGTATTACCAAGTCTTCATATTACGCTTTTCAATTACATAAAAAAGAACGAGAGAAAAAACAAATCTGGGTTTTAATCCCAACAGAAATTCTCAAAAAACTAATGCTGAAATATCCCATCAAGAATGGTGGAGATAATTGGGAAGCAAAAGGACATGTAATTCCAAAAGAAGATTTACTGAATTATGAACTATAAAAAATGGAAAATAATTTTTTACGACCCAACTGGTCACACTGGTTGGTTAAGTGAAGATGAACTTTACAATTTTGAACCTGAAGAATGCGTAATAGAAGCATACGTTTATTCTAAGGATAAAAAGTTCGTAACTACATTTGCTTCTTACACAACTAACAAAGAAACAGGCGAGATGGAATTTGGAGACGCTAATGTCATTCCTACTGCCTGTGTCAAATCAATGAGGAAAATAAAATGACACAACAAGACGAAACACACTTTGAATTGCATGATGCAAACAAAGATAAAATATATCAAGAAAAGAAAAGAATGAAGAACATAAATGAGTTCTTAGCCAACAAAGGTAAAATTATGTTGGTTGATGGAGACTTACTAGCATACAGGATTACTTCTAGCTTAGAAGAACCAATTGACTGGGGAGATGATGTTTGGACTTTATGGTCTGACTTGAAAAAAGGTAAACAATTATTTTTACAATCTATTGGATTTTATTTAGGTTTAACAAAATCTTTTAAAACTGTTATTTGTTTTTCTGATAAAAAGAATTTCAGAAAAGAATTAGATAGTGGTTATAAATCTTTTAGAAAGAAAATCAGAAAACCTGTTTGTTATAAACCATTAAGAGAATGGATTGAAGCAACACATGAAACTGTTTCTTATAAAAATCTAGAGGGAGATGATGTAATTGGTTTATTAGCTACAGGAAAATATAAAAATAATTGTGTCATAGTTTCTGGGGATAAAGATATGAGAACAATACCTGCTCCTCAGGTTTGTATTGTTGATGACCAAATAGAAATAATAGATGAGAACTTAGCTGATTATAATTTCTGCACACAAGTTTTAAAAGGAGATAGCAGTGATGGCTATTCAGGACTTGTTGGTTGCGGAACTATTAAAGCGTCTAGAGTTCTTTTAGATAAAAAGCAATTACCTGAACAATGGGAAGCAGTTGTTAGAGAATATACAAGAGCAAAATATTCTATTGATGACGCATATCATCAAGCAAGACTTGCCAGAATATTAAGAGAGGGCGAGTACAACTACTCAACAAATAAACCAAAACTATGGGATTACAAATATGAACACTACAGACATTTTAGAGAAAACCAAAAAGCTAGTTAGTAAAGAAAGAGAAGATAAACATGGTAATAAAATTATTAACCATGAAAATATAGCTAGACTTTGGACTGCTTACTTTCAAAATAAATTTAAACTTAACTTTGTTATTCTTCCTGAAGATGTAGCCTGTCTTATGTCATTACTAAAGATAGCAAGGACACAGGCAGGAAAACATAATCTAGATGATTATGTTGATGCTTGTGGTTATGCCGCAATAGCAGGAGAAATAACAGAAGCCAGACAAAGCGTAAAAAGTTCCACTTTAGGAGTATCTAATGCAAAGAAAAGTACCAAAACCAGTAATAAAGAATGAGATTATTGAGTACCTAGACAGTATTTTTCCTGAAAAATCTGCTGACTTAAAAGATACTGAAAAGGAAGTCTTCTTTAAAGGGGGACAAAGGTCAGTAGTCAATCACTTAATCAATTTAAAGAAAATACAAGAGGAGAATTAAACATGTGTGTATCAATTAAAGCACCTGCTCCGCCACCAATGCCAGAACCAATACCTGCACCGCCACCAAATACAGTTAGTGGTGCAACAACGAAGCAAAATGCTCCAATGGTTGCTGATAGCAGTGGCAGAAATGTTAATGTCGCTTCAGCTTATTCAAGAAGACGAGTAGGCAGAGGAACGTTAAGAATACCTTTAGCGTCAAGCGGATTAACTGCATCAGGATTAAATTTACCATCAGCGTAATAATTAATGAAATCTGAAAGATATGTCTTATCGGACAAGGTAATAGAAGACAAAAGTTCTATTCAGGCACAATACAACAAATTAGAATTAAATAGAGAACAATATCTTGAAAGAGCAAGAGAATGTGCTGAATTAACAATTCCAACTTTAATCCCACCTAAAAATATTAACGAAGCTACAGAATATAAGACCCCATATCAGAGTATCGGAGCAAGAGGTGTAATGAACTTAGCATCTAAATTGATGTTAGCTTTATTTCCACCACATGCACCATTCTTTAGATTAAGTATTGATGATTTAGTTTTTAAACAAATTCAAGCTGACCCACAAAGTAAAAGTAAAATAGAACAAGGATTATCCAATATTGAAAAAGCAGTAATGGATAATATGGAAGTTTCTAATGATAGAGTTGCAGTTTATGAAGCACTTCGTTTACTTATTGTTAGTGGAAACGTTCTTTTAAGATTAACTGAAAAAGGTTTAAGAGTTTATAGATTAGAAAACTATGTCATCAAAAGAGACCCACAAGGTTCTATTCTAAAAATTATTATTAAAGAAA